GTAATCGCTTGTAGACATGTCTACCACTCTTTCTCCATCCCACCGGCCTACCCCTTGGCCGCACTGTTAGTGCGGCCCAATCTCCGCGTTTACACCGTGGGCATTGCTTAGGACGTTTCGGGCTACGCTGCCACCATGAATGCAGACAGCGCAAACAATATAGACGTGTCACCGCTTTTCCTTTGCGCGTTTCAGCGCCTCTTCAAGCTGCTCTAACGCCGTAGGCCACGATCCACTTAGGATAGCCTTACGGTATTCCAGATCCTCTTCGGTTTCGCATAGTTCGTTGCGAAGTTCCACGATGAGCTTGAGTAACGCGTCCGTGTCGCGCGACGCGACGATCTCGTCCCACACCCGGTTACGGGTGCACCATGGGCAATCGCAGGGCGGCTTATCGGGCATTTGATTTGTCCTCCGTCGCCGCGAGGTTGGGGGCTGCGAGGGCTATAGACGCGGCAGCGAATGCCTCCGAAGGCATTCCGTTCCCCGGCCCACCATTGCCATCGAAATCCAGCCATCGCTCGTATGCTTCAGCGAACGGCTTCAGCGCCTCCACCACGAGCGCCAGTTGCGCCCGGAGGGTGGCGATCTCGGACTCCTGCCGTTCGATTCGTTCGCGCTGTAAGTCGTTCTGTGTCTCCAGTACACGGTGGCTGGCTAGGACTTCGATCTTCGTTCTATCGCGTAGGCTCATTCGATTTCTCCTTCTCCGCTTTGGCCTCCAACAGAGTTACCAATTCTGACGGTGGTACCTTAAATTACATCTTCCCAGACTAACCCTCCGATGCCATCAGTTTCGAGTACCAGCGTCACGCCAATCTGCCGTATCGCAGGGCATGGCGCGGCGATGGTAGGCGGCGGCGAAGTAGGCGGCGTAGGCGTTGTTGACGGCGGCGTAGCGTGATACCGCGCCTGCCGCTCGCGTGCCTTCCGCTGCCGACACCCGACCGCGTACACTACCGCCGTCTTGCTCCGCGTACGCACGATAGCCCCGCAGCCGCAGGAGCATGGGACCTCGCGGTAGGGTGGAAGGGCGTATTCCAGGTTGTAGGAGAGAGTCATGCGGTTACCTCGGAATGGAATTCCAGACTCGCCTGCTCTTCATCCTCTCCGCATCCCGACTTGACGAGATCCGCGAGACTCACCACGGACTGCCGGTAGTAGCTCGGCTTCAGTTCCGCTCCGACTCCGCGCCGTCCGCTTTTCACGGCGGCCCAAACCTCGGACCCGACGCCCGCGAATGGCGTCAACACCGTTTCTCCGGCATTCGACCACAACTCGCAGCAGCGGCCAATCACATCCAGTTGTAGCGGGTGAAGGTGCTTTTCGTCCTCTTCCTCGCGGGCCTCGCGGTACGGGAGAACTCCCTCTTCGGTGCGCTTCCCTGTGTTTCCGCGAATGTCATCCCAGATCGAAGAGGCGTACTGTCTCCAGATCCAATGCGAGTAGCGGTTCTCGATCTGGCTACCCTTCCACCCGCGATACCGCAGCACGTCGGATGGGATCTTGCGCTCTCCCCAATAGCGTAGGAATCCGTTGGGGTGCGTCACGGGCACAGGGTTATCGCCCTTGCGCCTAAAGATCAGTAGGTAGTCGGCCCCGGCCACGGAACAATCGCAGGAGTCCTCCACCGTGGTCTTATGGGCAAGCGCCTTGGTGAGCGTCCGGTTGCGCACCGCCAGCGGTTCCTTCCAGATCGTGATTCTCGGGCTCGCCATCCTGAAACCGCACTTTTCGTGCAGGCGGATGATGTCTCCGGGGAAGTCGGTGTAGTAGTCGCACCCACTGTTTCCGCTTGGCACGTCCATGCAGTGAACGACCGTCATGCGGCCCGGCATCGTCAGGCGGAAGATTTCGCGCACGATGAACTCGTAGTGCTGGAAGAACTCCGCATAGGTGCGGCAGTTTGACAGGTCGCGCGGGGAACTGGAGTAGTGGTATAGCGCACCTCCGTTCTCGGTTGCGAACGGGGGGCTGTAAATCGAGAGATGAATGCAGCCGTCTGGGAGTGTCGGCAAGATGTCGCACGCGTCCCCGTTGTAGAGCGCGTAACGGTCGGTTACGGTTTGGTCGATTACGCCAGCCATGAAGGTGCCTCCACCTGTTTCGAGAATTGATAATCCGTGTTGAGTCGCTGCGACTCGTTCATAAACTCCACCAATTTGTCAAACATACGATCCGCCTGGTCCGACTTGCGCCGCATACTCTCGGCCGCCGCGCGCTGACCCTCGGTGAAAATAATGTCGTTCGTCACCGGCTGCGTTTGCCCAAAGCGCCAACAGCGGCGAACGCCCTGGTAGTGGGCCTCGAAGCTGTGGGAGGCGAACTCAACCACATGGGCGCAATGCTGGCAGTTAAGCCCCCAGCCTCCGATGCGCTGTTTGGACACCATCCCGCGCGCCTGGCCCGTCAGAAATGCTGCGTACTTCTCCTCTTTGGCGTCGTCGGAGTCGGCACCGGAGATTTGCACGGCACCCGGTATCAGCCTCTCTAGGAGGTCCCCTTCGGGATTCAGGTGGCACCAGATGATAAATGGCTTCTTAGTCCCATACACCAAATCGGCCGCCAATTCGCACCGCTCCGGTATCGTGCGCCGCGCCTCTTCTCGCTCCTCGTTCATGTTGGTAGCCGGGAGCGAGAACAGCATCCCTGGTGCGCATGAGCGGGTCTCTACGATGTGCTCGCGCTCAATTAGCGGAGGCAGTTTGAACCGCGTATCCAAAAATGGTCCAAAGTCGGAAGGGCGTCGGCCGGCGCGGGCATATGAGCACACCCAACGCCAGAACGGTAGTTCGGCGTGGCCCTTGAAACGCCAACCCGCACTCGACGGCCCCCCCTGCGACGGCGCGTGCCGAACGATGCGGCGCATGTCGCTGGTGTTGTTGTCGTTCTTGAAAAAGCGGTTGAGCATGTCTACCTGGCCCATGACGCCCAACGCTTCGCTCGTGGTCCCAAGTTCGATGTAATCGTTCGGCGCGGCCGTGGCAGTCGCCATCAGGCGGTAGGGGATCGTCCGCAAGAACTCCGTCACCGCAGCCCGGCGCGATCCATCAAATGCCTTCAGGCAACTGGATTCATCGCACACCACGCCCGCGTAGTCGTCTGGGTTGAAAAGGTGGATCTTCTCGTAATTCGTGATGTTGATGCCGAGTTTGGGATGTCCGTCGTTGCAGCGGTGCGCATCGATCCCGAACTTGTCCGCCTCGCGGATGAACTGCTGCGCCACCGCGAGAGGGGTCAGGATCAGGACGGACTTCCCGGTCTTGCGGACTACGTTCTCGGCCCAGGACAACTCCATCGGGGACTTTCCGAGCCCGCAGTCTGCGAACGTTGCCGACTTGCCCTTTACGAGATTCCAATTGAGAAGCGATTGCTGGAAGTCGAACAGGAATGAAGGTATCCACAGCGGCTCGAAACCCGACCGGCTTCCCTCCTGTAACTTCGCTGCGATGAACCGCTCGTACTCTTCCGCCTCGATCAATTTCCGCTCCTTTATCCAGTCCGTCAGCCCCAGCAGCGCCGCCCCCACGTCGAGACCGCCCGACCGCAGGTAGCGCTCGCATTCGGCTTGCTCTGCCCTGCACCGCGCGATCTCCGCTGTGCTCACGCCGCCCCTCCCTCTTCCCGCCCGCGCTCCGCCTCGGCCGCCAGGGCCGCGAGGTCGGTCATGTGGGAGTCTCGGAGTAGTTTTGCAGCTTGCAAGAATTGATCGTTAGTAACTTGGTTCTGAGCCGATGGACCACGAGGGTTGGCGTACCACGTCTGCCACGCCAGAGCGAACGGCTCCAGCAGTCCGGCCATCGCCGCCACCATCCCCCGCAGTTCCCGCTCCGAGGCTCGAAACTTGCCTAGTTCATCATCTTGCTCTTGGGCGCGGAGTCTCAACTCAGCGATAGTCGTGTTGCAGCCGCGATGGGCCAGTTCGTCCATCGCCGCCAAGTAACTCTGTGGATCACTTCCCATCTACCTGCCCTCCATCTATCGCTCCATCCTGGCCTCGGTCGTTTACGCACGCAAAGTCTCCAAAGAACTTTTGCGCGGCGTCTCGGTAAGCTGTGTGTGCCGCCTCTTCCGTATCAAACGCTCCTAGGTGGTGTTGCTTCCCGCCGAAACGAATACGCGCTCTCCATTTGCCAGTTGTTATGTGAAACTGCGCCCCTTTCCTTCCTCCACGCTTGTGCGGCCGGGGCCTTCCGTTGCACTGGTTCTGGGAATTAGTCGCCCGTCGGAGATTGTGCTTCTGATTGTTGAGCGTATCATGGTCCCAGTGGTCAACTTGAACACCGCTGGGAGCGTCCAGGATCTCTCTGTGCATCAACACTCCTACCTTCTTGCGACCAGGACCACCTATCCAAATAGAGCGAACCGCGCAGAATGACCGCGTGTGCTTGTCCCATCTGGCAGACCACCTATGCTCCATCAGGCGGTCGTAATCTTCGTCATCGACCAGAGCCCACTGACCTTGCGTAAGAGGAACAGCTCGCATCAGTCCCCCTTCGCCGCGCGCTCGACAATGGCGCGGATCATCGGTCGCAAAGTTTCAAGCGAGGCGTAACGATTACGCCAGAATACTTCGGTTGCTGCCTCCCCGATCCTCTCCGCCAGCGCGTCACGGTTGGCGGTGAGAACGTCGCGCTGTATCAGAAGGTGGCCCACTTCTTTCAAGCGCTCCAAAAGGTCGGCACGCTCTTGCCCTAGCTCTTGCTTCAGTTCCGCGTTTTCCGCCGCCAGTTGCGCCCGGAGGTCCTCCGTAACGGCAACTTGATCGTCCATTAGGCCCTTCCATTCTGCGTCTTTCTCCGCCCGCACCTCCGCCGCCACCGTCGCAAGTTCGGCGGCGATGGCCTGCTGAACCGACTGCGGCAAGTCCGAGCCATGGAACTTACGCAGCATCGCCGTCCCCTCCCACCCGATCCTCCGCGCTCGCTCGATCCACTTCAGGTCAGTCGGCATGGGGGGCCTCCTGTATGCGTGGTGCAACCAGGATTGCAGTCGAGTAGTCCACCATCCAGACCACCACGCTCTCGTTCGCCTTATTGAAGGCGTCGATGGATGCTTCTAGTTCCTCCACACCGTTCAAGTCGCTGTAGTCGGCATCCTCCCACATTTCCTCGATGATCCGCTCCAAAAGGTCGGAGATGTCTGCTTTATTCACTCCAACGTTCTTCGTTGCCCAGACGTACTTGGGCGTGCTGCCCCCATCAGACTCGGCGCTCTCTACGGCCTCATCGACATCCTCGTAGTACTTGTCCCCAAAGAAGACCTGATCGCCCTTCCAGTCGGATTCGGACACCTTGGCGGCTTTCTCGTACCGAGCGAACTCCTCGCGCGTCATGCGCTCCTGCCACGCCTTGTTGTCACAGTCTTGGCAAGTGTTCCGGTACGGACTCTCCAGTGGATTTCCGCAAGCGCACTTACCGTCTCCGTGGCACTCCTCGGCGCTCTGTTGCGAGGCGTGAACTACCCGGCAGGTTCCGCAGTACCAGATCCCGGCCGTCCGACCATCATGGTGAAACAGTTCGATCGCTGCCATCTATTTACCCTCCACTTTCTTCAACAGCCGCCGCCACCAGGCCGGCCGCTCAACCCAGCCGTGCCACTCGATGCGCGCTCCGCAGTACGAGCAGGTCTGGTAGGTTCGCCCGTCAGCGGGATCGCGCTGCGGCCACTGCCAACGATGCGAAAATCTGCAACGCATGATTCCTCCCATGACAGTCCCCAGGGACCGTCACGGGAAGGGGCGGCGATCCGCCCGATCCGTCTACGTGGTTGCGGGCGCCGGCTTCTCGATCTCCTGCAATCGTTCCTCGGTCATTTCCTACTCCTCATTCTCGCCAGCGCCCGCGTCAGATCCATCGAGCCGCGCTTGGCTGCGGACACTTGTGGGTTAGGTGTATCCAGGGTCTCATACCAATCCCCTGACTCGCACCTGTTTCTTCTCACAATCGGAATGGCGCGCCCCCGTTCCAGAAACCTCTCCGCCTCCGAAATCGCATCCCGCAAAGTACTTGATGTCACAGTCCCTCCCTCCGCCCTGGGGTCGTTCTTCTTTTAATTGTTGAGGATCGATTCAGCTTATCCCTAACCTCCTCAATTGTCAAGAGAAATCTTTTCCCCACTATCTTGCTGAATAGAAAGATGTTAGCTGTTTTTTCTTCAGATCAGTGCAAGAGAAATTATAACTTTCTTTTTTCGCTTTTCTTTATAGGGAGAGCCATGCCGCATTCTCCAAACTCGGGCGCGCCGGCGCGCACCCCCACCCCTGTGCCTTGGAGCCTACGCTTGTGCGTAGTGCGTAGTGCCCAGCAGCCCAGCAGCCCAGCAGCCCAGCAGCCCAGCAGCGGCGCGACCTGGTGGCGGCGCGACCTGGTGGATGTAGTCCGGCGTGGCGCGTGGCGCCTTGGCCCGCG